GATAGTTCTATCTGCTGTTGGATCAGTTACTGTGAGTGTTGTTTCGAAATCATCCGCTGTTGCTCCTTCAAATACAATATCACCTGTTAGTACACCTAAATTGGTTATTTCAGTTAAGTTCCCAGTGGTAATTACAGTACCTGTTGCATCTGGTAGTGTGATTGTTCTAGCTGCTGTTGGATCGGTTAATGTAAGTGTTGTTTCATTACCATCAGCAGTTGCTCCTTCAAATACCAAATCAGTTTTGATAGGACCATTGAAGTGAAGATACGCAAAGTTGTTAAAACCTGTGCCGCCGCCTAAATATACATTACCATTTAAAATAATATTACCCCAAAGAGGATCTGTGAAGCCTGAGATCCCTGGTGTGTATTGTGAAATCACTTGAAAAGTACCAGAGTTGATTGTCCAACGGTGGGAGTTTGCCAGAGCAATTGAAGGATTTATATCAACACCATTAATTGATGTTTCATCAAAATCAGTAAGAACCACATTGCTGGTAAGTCCATTGACTGATAAAAGAGGCACAGTGCCACTGGCATCAGGTAATGTAACTGTTCTGTCAGCAGTCGGGTCTACAACTGTTAGTGTTGTTTCAAAATCATCCGCTGTTGCTCCCTCAAATACAATATCACCTGTCAGTACGCCCAAATTGGTTATTTCAGTTAAATTTCCAGTGGTAAGCACTGTACCAGTTGCATCAGGTAGTGTGATAGTTCTATCTGCTGTGGGATCAGTTACAGTTAGTGTTGTTTCGAAGTCATCTGCTGTTGCTCCTTCAAATACTAAACTTGATCCGTTAATTGTTAGTCCAGCGAATGTCGGACTATCACTTGTTGCTAGTCCATATGCATCACCTGTTGCACTTACATTACCAGCTGTACTTAAAGTGAAGTCTAGATTTAAATCGCCCTGTGTAGTTGTTGTGGTATCTGTTACACTTACTGCAACTGTGCCAGTTGCGTCGGGTAGTGTGATAGTTCTATCTGCTGTGGGATCAGTTACTGTGAGTGTTGTTTCGAAGTCGTCTGCTGTTGCTCCCTCAAATACAATATCACCTGTCAAGTTAATTGTGCTGAAACTAGCACTGCCGCCACCACTAATATCACTCAATAATGCTACAGTGCCACTGGCATCTTGAAAAGTAATAGTTCTATCTGCTGTTGGATCAGTGACAGCAAGTGTAGTTTCAAATGCATCAGCAGTCGCACCTTCAAAAATAATGTGGTCACTAATAATAGGAGCATCTAGTGTTTTATTAGAAAGGGTTTGTGTAACGTCTGTATATGCCACATAACCACCACTTGCGTCAAAAACCGTTAAGGTATTTGACGATAATGTATCTGTTGAAAGAGTATGTGAAAAACCACTATTTGTAAGTGCTATGTTATTAGGAGCATCTAATCCACCTGTCGCAGTAATCTTACCAGTTACGTCTAGTGTTCCAAAAGTTTCTACATTTTGAAAATAAGCAGTTTTACCTGCACCTGTCGCAACAATGTCCCCAACATAAAGAGCAGCCCATCTATTAGATGTATCACCCAAGTATTGATTGGCACTTGAAGGATAAATGTCATTTGCAGTTGTGACAGCTTTTACTAGATCACCATTTAAGTCTCCTTCAACATCAGCTACAATAGTTCCTGCTGTACCACTAAACACTTCTGAAGTATTTGTTGCATCAGGAATAAATGTAAATTTACCTTCAGAGTCATCAAAGCCAAAGAAACCTACTTTTGCTGTAATGCCATCATGCCAATTAAATTCGATACCACGATCTTTGTTGTCATCTGTTGTAGGAGCAGTATCACCGCCCAGTGTAAAAATCGGATCATCTACTGTGACCACTGTACTGTTTACAGTTGTTGTAGTTCCATTAACTGTTAAATCTCCAGTTACATCAATATTGCCTCCAACATATAAGTTTTCTGCAATGCCTGTGCCGCCATCTATCACGAGTGCTCCAGTTGTAGCACTTGTAGATCCAGTTGTGTTATTTAGATTTACTGCACCCGATACATCTAGTGTACCAGCAATATTTGTATCACCAGAGGTAAATGCTACTGTAAACTTGGTTAAGCCGTCTCCGAATCCTAAATCACCAGTTGCACCAATTTGCATACGCTGTGTACCAGCAGTATAAAAATCTAGTTCATCGTTATCTGCACCAGCACTACTTTCTGCTTCAATTTTAGTATCTTGGTCAACGTCTTTGACACCACCCAAACTGCCCCACGCAGATCCATCATAGCCTTCAAACGTGCTATCCGTGGTGTTGTAGCGTATTTGTCCTTGTTCTGCTGTAAATGATGTTTTGTCAGCTTCAGAACCTACCGGCACTCTAACTGCACCTGTACTTTCAAATTTAGCATTTTGTATATTGTCAATTGTAAGTGCTATATCACCGGCGGTATAAAATCTCAAGGTATCGTCATCTGCACCTTCTTCTGCTTCGATATAAGTGTCTTGATCAACATCTTTAACACCACCTAAACTGCCCCATGCTGCACCGTCATAGCCTTCAAAGGTACTGTCGTCTGTGTTGTAACGAACCATACCTTGTAGTAATGTAGTAGGCTGTTGGAGAGTTGTACCCACAGGAACAACCAATGCGCCTGTGCTTTGAACAACAACTGTTTCAGAGTCAAGCACTAGATTACCTGTGCCTGTGTCTGCAATTATTGAATTATTAGTATCGTGGTATATTTCTAAGTCTGGAGTAGTTGTATCTCCAAACTGTATTTTTTCATTGTCACCTAATTTGATCCCACCAGTAAATGTCCCTCCTGAAAGAAATGCTGCTACCCTGGCATCTGTATAGTATACATTTGCGGATCCTTCAGTGACAACATCTGTATCTAAATTTATCGTTAATACTTCGCCAGTGGATTGATCTACATCTAATCCACTTGCTAGATTTGCTAATTCGAAATTTTTACTCACTGGCATGATATGTGTTTCCTAGTGTCTGCTACACATATTTATCGAATTAAGCCTGTGATTCTGTCCAACCAAAACGTCCTGACACTGTAAATGGATTGCTTCCTGTAACAGTACTTGGATCTTCGCTAAGTGTTGCAACCAGTGTAAGCACATCTGGGCCATCTGGGAAAACATTATCACCGCCTAGTATACTGTTACCTAGTGTAGCAATATCACCCAAGTCTTCTGTGGTCAACACAGGTGTACGTCCGCTAGTACCAGTACCACCTTGTGCCTCAAAGTTGTACACACTTAATCCGCCTGTAATAGTATCAACGTTTTCGTGCAGTAGCAACTGACTCAAACTTGGAGGTGTAACACGCTCCCATGCATTTGAACTCAATTGTCCATTCAAGATAAGTTGAACTGTAGCAGCATGTGTACTCAGCACATTAACCTTTGTTAGAATCAATTGCATTCTATTGATAATTTCTCTTTCTCCTAAAAATCCAGGAGCACTTGTATCCACACTAGGAGCAAGTCTAATACTAATCAAAGGTATATCTTTAGTAACGTTAACCTCACCACCTGTTGCAGCACCAATTGCATATGTGCTTGACGAGTTAGTAGATAACGGTTGTTGATCTATAACCAACAGGTTTCTGTTTGCCTGAGTGAAATAACTGGTTCCTTGTCTACTGCTAATACTAGGAAGATAAGGCTGATAAGGACTAATTGAACCGCTAATAGGATTTCTAGCTTTAGTATTTGCAGCTAAATCAGCACCTGTAACTTCTGTGCCTGCTGTTACCTGGTTAAGTGTACTGTCAGCTGAATCTAGCTCTAGAGCATAACCAATTGCATAATAGTAGTTGCCTCTTCTCTGATAATAAATTCCAGTGTAATCAACTTTTGCACTAGCTGTCAACTGACTCACACCAGTAAGTGTCAAGTTTTTACTGTTTGCATTAAAGATATATGCTTTATCTGGATCAAACTTACCGTCCATGATAACACTTGTACCCCAGTGTGCCAGTGCAGGAACATATGTAGGAGTCCCATTGTTTTGTATTTCATAACGTGCAGGAACGTTACCACTACGCATGTATGCTTCTGTAAATTCGTTACCATGAATGAATTCATGCACATACTTAACATTACCATGTTGATCTTTAAATCCAAAACGAACTTTACCTGCGCCATACCAACTGTAATCAATATACGCCATTTGTATTTTGTGAATATCTAGTATAAATCCGCTGTATCCTGTACCGTCGCAAGGATCTAAATTCCAATTTTCTTGCGGTATTTTTGTTGTTTCTGTTTTGGTAATAACAGCTTTTTCTAAACTCACACCTCTGTAACCCGGTATAATATACAATTGAGTATCACTGTCAATTCTACTTACTTTATAGCTTTGACCTTTGATAACAATGTAATCACCCACTGATAACTGACTTGTAAATTTAGTAGAAATACCTGTTACCAAACTAGATCTAAAGGTTAAGTTTCCATACCCACTCAACTGTTTGATACTACTTCTTCGACAAACTTCTAAATTTTGACCATTATATTCAAAGAAAATACCATTTTGATCATCGTACAAACCACATCTAAGATCACTGTTTTCCCAATTCTTAACATAATATTCTACAACACCTTTTGCTTGAGTATCACTAGGTGTGCCATCTAACTGTACTGTAAATCTAAAATCATCAATTACACTCAGTACAGTCAGTGTTCCGTTCCACAAGTTTCCTTGATTGTTAGTTGGGTCAACAGGTGTAGTAACAACAAATCCCAAACCCGGGTGAGTAGAACAATAAGTATACAACTCAGGAGCACCACTAGCTATGGTGATTTGTGTGTATGCTCCTGGATTACCTGGAGTTCCAGCTGTGGTAACATTAACGGTGTATTCGCTGCCTGCTGAATGTGTGCCGTCTTGTGTTTCACTAAATCTCAGAGGATGAGTAGCATTAGTTGCATCTTCTTGGTTGAATCTATAGGTTCTGCCTTCGTACAGTGTTAGTGTAGATAATTCTTCACCATCAACTTGAAATTTGTTTTGTCCTTGTTGATCTGGTGCTACTGAAACATCGTAGTTAATAGTTCCAAATGTGTCATTACTGGTATTGGTACTGCCACTGGTTACAATTTCTAATCCTTCGCTCAGTCTATGAGGAAATCTAGTAGTAATTGTTCCTATATTTCCACTTCTAGTGAATGTGTCCATTTGACTGGTAGGACTAAAGTTAACAGCAAATGATACTTGAATACCTTTACCAGACTGGTAACGGAAATATTTGCGTGTTTGGCGTATCATTGTACTGTCTGGGTTAGTACTCGGAATAAGATCAACACCACCATCGTATGGTCTGTGCAGTGCAAAACCATCTGGTCTTAGTAACAAACTAGTGTTTTGCAAATAGTTAACATTTGTTAGTGCAGTTGAAGGCAATGCTGTGGTAAATTGAATTTTTGTGTCACCGTTTACGTAGTCAATTTCACGCTCAATGATACTGCCAGCATCTTGCACCCTATTAACACTTGTGCTTGTACCAATGTCTGTGAGTTGAATAATGTTTGATCCTGCTACAGCGTCTGCTCTTGTGTAGTGTAAACTAAATGTGTCAACTGTTACAGCTTTGGCATAATATAAATCTGAATAGTTTAATCCAGTGGGTGCTGCGGTACCTGACAGTGTTACTAAATCACCATCTACCAGTGTGTGAGCAGTTGCAGTGAAAACATCAGTTGTGGTATTAACTGTGGTTATTTCTGTACTGGTGACAGTTTCTGGATTATTGATAAAAAATGTATCACCTTTACTAAAGTAACTGGTAAAACTGGTGCTTTCTCCATCTATGTAAGTACTGTCTGCTGTAAAACTTATTGTACCTGAGCCATTGAAACTACCAACGATAGTAGTTGGCTGTAGGCTGATGGTTCCTGTAAGTCTACTTGCACTTGTTCCAGTTTCGGTCAAAAGCACATATTGATTGTTGATAGCATCATTTTGTGTTAGTGCCAGTCTAATAAAATCTTTGTTTACTCTAATTACATAATACGTTCCGTTGCTTAAACCGCTTATGTTGGTGGTTCCATTTAGTGTAAGTGCTATGCTGTCTCCTGTAATAAATCCGTGATTATCAACTTTGAGTGCGTCAAATGCATCTACAAAAGATTCTTGGGCTACAATTGTTTTTGTTCTAGCTTCAATTTGATTGCCTGCGTTAAATGTAAAGCTCAACTGATCTGATGCAGTGCTTGCAACTGTGTACAATCCATCTGCTGCTCCAACAAAGTCAGCTAAGAAAGTATGAGATTCGTTAGTACCTGGCTTGCTTGTAAAATCAATAATATCAATTTTAACCATAGATCCAGCACCACTGCCATATGCAAAGAAATCAATTTGATTTGTGTTAGCAAGAGCATCGGCTTGACTATGATAAAAACCATAGTTGTTTGTGGTAAGTTCTCTTACCCAATATACTACGCCTGATTTTAATCCAACCACAGGTGTACCTGCTGTATACACCACAGCATCGCCATTGGAAAAAGTACTGCCCCCTATGTTAACAGTATTAGTTGACAAGTTCACATAGGTACTACTGGCCTGATTGAGTATGAAATCTGATACTCCGTATATAGTAGCACTAGTAGAAAGTGAAAATCTTCCATCATTTTTTAGTGCAACGTAGTATGTTGTTCCGTCTACTAGTCCACCAATGGGAGTTCCTGCGCCCACATCTAATTCAACAGCATCTCCTTCTTGCAGTGTATTGCCAGGTATGCTAATAGTATTAGCAGTGGGTTTGCTTGCAGTTGATTGTATACGATAGGTTAGATTGGTAGAACCTGAGTTGGTAAAAGAGACAGCAGAACCTGCTGTAGTATCAAAAGCCAGTCTATTGCTGTCAACAACAACTACTTTGTAGGAACTTCCACTGGATAACCCTGCTGGCAATGTTCCAGTCGTAGCAGTAACAGTAATCAACTGACCATCTTGTGCAGATGTTAATCCATGATTGGGTACCCACAAACTGCTTCTCTGAACTTCATCTCTGATATTTGTCCAGCCTGCATCACTGCTACTACTATAGTATGTACTAACATAACTACTGCTGGTATTATCATAGTATATCCTAGCTCGATAACTGTCGTTTGTGCTGTACCTTAAAGCCCAATAATCATAATTTAGATTATTTCCCAAATGTATATCATTTACTTCATTTTTTCCGTATCCGTCGGTAAAACCCGTGCCTGCGCTGTTTGTTAGTTGTGTGTACAAACCTCTGTTTCTTACACTACCAAATTCAGTGTTTATGTTGTTACCAGTTAACCAAGTGGTGTTAAATCTGTCAGCGTAAGTGTATCTGCCATCAGTATAATAAACCCAAAGAGATCTAGTAAAACAACTTCTAGTAATTCCTCCACTAACACCCGGACTTGTTAGATTTACTTTGTAGTTTACTCCGCTGCTAGTGCTGAAATAGTAGTGCAGTGAAACTGTATAATCGTCAATTCGATATATCCAATAGGTTCTGTTTGCGGTCAAACCACCAATTGGTGTGTTTGTTGTAGTGTCACAAAAATATGTACAAGGAATTGCATAGTCAGCACTAACATTTGTAAATCCGTGCGGCTCACTAAAAGTAATAGTATCATTGGTGAGATCAATAGTGTATTCAACACCTTCTTCAAAAAATACAGTATTGTCTTCTGGTGTAAATTCTACACTTGCTACACCTCCTAGATTAAAACCGCCTGTTTCTCCCGTAGCTGTTGCGCTGGTATAAGATATATCTATTACATCAGTATTGTCTACTTCAACATCATCTGTATTAAAATTAACAGTTGACTTAGCAAATGTATTACTCATAGCCATACTAGTTCCATTGGTAAAATTAGTAGGGTTAACCGTGTTTACTGTGATGGTACTCGGGTTACCGCCATCAGTTGTAATACCTCCAATTTGGCTGAGTTTAAATTCAGTACCTGTATAGATTTTAGCTGCAAACAATTGTGTGTATGTTTCTTTGATATCATCTGTAACTGTAAAAATACTTTTAGCTTTAAAATTAAAACTGGTTGTATCAATAACACCTGCAACGATGAATCCACCATCAGCACTGACTTCTGATGTTGACTGCATAATAATAGGTGATCCTCTTTGCAATCCATGAGGAGAACTTGTAGTAACTGTTACAATATCACTGTTAGCTGAAACTTGTATTGTACTAATAGGAATATCAAAATCACCGTCTCTACTAAAGAAAGTAGGAATATTATTGGTAAGTTCTAGTGTTTCCCACTTTGTACTTTGTAGTCCATATTCAAAGTCAGTGTCGATCAAGTTTTCAGGATTGCTCACACGTATCTTACTAACAGGATCCAAATAAGCATCACTGAATACAACTTCTTGTGCTTCTTTTTCAATAAAAATTTGTAAGCTGTCTGTGTCTGTGCATCCCAATGCTACACAGTCTGCGGTTAGTATAAAAGTAGTTTTTTTAGTTGTCGCATCATAAGTTCTGCTAGCAAAGCCAAGTGTTGGTTCAGCAAAGTTATAAATGATTTTGTTGTTTGTAACATCAGTAATAATCAGCAAGCGTTCAGCTGCAATATTGTCGTTTACTGTAACACTGTTAGCTGAAGCATCAAATGTATATCTGCCTACAAAAAGTTTTTTACCCATTATGTTTTCCTATTATCCTAAAGCTATCGATAGGGCTATCGTTTTGGTTTGTGTCATCAAAGGTGATCCATTATCAGCAGTTATACTACCTGTTGCAGCAATTGTACCGTTAACGGTTACATCACCGCCTAAAGTAGTAGTACCAGACAAGTTGTTTGCACCACTTCCTGTGGCAATAACTTGGTTAACAGTTAAACTTTGTGTACTGGTATTGCCTCTTGTTAAAATAGTATCTAAATTTAAACCACTAACCTGAGATTCAGCAAGGCTCAAAGCACTCTGGTGAGCAGTAACACTGTCTTGTGTAATAGTTAGTGTTTTTGCACTCAGATCTAAAGTTGACGCTAGTTTATCTGCTGTAATTTCTCCGTTGGGAATATCTGCAGCGGTTATAGCACCTGGTGCTAGTTGATCTGGACCAACGCTATCAACTGCTATAGCTCTTTGAATAATTTGTGCAACTGCCATAATATAATAACCTTATTCTAGTTATATATATTTATACGGGATAGTCTGGCCAAAAAATAAAGGTATATAACGAGTCTTGTGGTGGATAAGGGTCGTTATCACTGCTTCTTTCAAATATATATATTGGATCTGCGCTTGCGGATACTGCATTGCCCATGATGCTATTTTTTAAAAGATGACTTTGTGTTGGAGCAGATCGACCGGTATTCCAGCACCAAGGTCCATAATGACCACTTCCCCATGGCCCGTTAGACTTATTAGTACTGAAATTTGTACCATCAACAGCATCTTTGATTCTAGGAGCAGTGTTGTTTTGTGACCAGTTAGTACCTTCATTTGTTGTCAGTGGTGACCAAACATTCAAAGGTCCTTGTCCCACTGGTCTCATAAAATAATTTTCACACTGAGGTCCAATAACTGCCATACAACATCTTAAGATTTGGTAATTATTATATATCAGTGTTTGAGCATCATCTGTTCCTATCCATGCTTCGTTGGCGGAATATGTGCTGTTGGCATTAGGTACTTGCATTGATGATGCATTATGTCCTGTAGTACTATCTCTACTGTTATAATTATTAGAGGCACTGCCTGTATAACTGGCTATCCCGATAGCATTAAATCTAGTGCCATCAACAGGGTCTTCAATAGTGGTATATTTTAAATCGTTGTTCAATGAAATTCCAACCAGATTCACTACCGAATTAGCAGATATAGTGCCACTCAACGAAGACGTTGCATCACGTTCTGGCAAACGTTGTACAAGTTCTGCCACAGAAGAATATATTTGTGGAAACAATCCGAATGCTCTATTTGCATTTGTTGTTAAAAATGGCATTTATTCTATTCCTTTAAAAATATTTATTCGGTCCATATCATGGCAAACCCTTGTGCACCTTGACCTGTGGCAGTACCTCGGCCATAAGTGACATTGTACCCTCCACTGGTGCCACCAGCTCCCCAACCTACTGCACTTGTTCCTTGTGTAGCAACGTCGGTTCTAGGAGCTACCAAACCGCTGGGTGTTGTAGAAATTTCAGCAACATCAGCAAAAACCAATCCACCGGCTCCGCCTCCGCCACAATTACTATTTGTAGTAGGATTACCTCCTGCTCCTGCACTTATACTAGCACTGGCATTCAATGAATAGGTTTGAATTTTAGTTGTAAGCCAGCTTGTTGCAGTATTCCAATTAGTGGTGCCTATGCCTGTACCTCCAACATAGGTATTACCATTGGACCCATTTGATCCCCCGCTACCGCCAACACCGCCAAAGCCGCTATTGCCAGCGCCGCCCCCACCACTACTGCCAGCAGCTTCAGCAGCGTTTATATTCCCTCTTTCACCACCTGTTGCTGTTATATTAATACTACTTTCAGGAGCAACTATGCTACTAGATTCTCCAGCAACTCCTTGAAGATTGATATTGGTAGGATTTTGAAGAATTTGACTTCTACCTGCGGCTGTTATTGTAATTGTATCAAGTCCGCCTGATGTAGTAAACGTACCATATTGAAAATTGCCTGCGCCGCCGCCTTGGTAATGACTAGCACTTCCGCTGCCGCCACCGCCCATTAAAAAATAACCTACAGTTAGCCCTGGAATAACCTTACGCCAACTCAAATCAATGGTTCCTAGTGAACTTGTAGACAAAAAAGTAAAAGGTATAGATTTAGTGTACCTTTCTTTTCTTCCCAAGCCAAGAACCGATTGAGCAGCTATAGTAGTAACAAATGGCATTATGTCACTTCCCTAATCAACCAAGTACAAGTGAAGTATTCTACATACAAAGGAGTTGGATTAAGTGTTTCATCATAATCAGGAAAGTTGTCTGTAATCCATTGTTCACACTGTTCATATGTGTTTTCAGTGTGTAGACTTGTTCCGTAATCAGGTCCTGAAAAAAGTTCGTTGTTGCCTGGATCTTCTACCCATACTTCGTACATTTTTAAATCCTATTAGGCAAATTGTGTCATACCCATCAATACTTCAAATGTACCGCTGCCTGTTTTGAGTATTGTAAATGAATAAACATCTAAACTGTTAGCATTACCACTGGTAATATTGACTCCACCTTGATATTTTGGAGTAATAGTAGACCCGTCTACTTGAATTGTGTTGAAATAATAAGGTGTAGCACCATTGGTTAAAATTATAGCGGCAGTGATACTATCAATGTTGTTTAGTATACTGTCTAATGTTTCACTTGAAGTTGCTCTGAAATTAATAGTTCTGTTGGCTGTTTGTGCTGTGTTTAAGTACCACAATGCACCGTCTCTGAGATCAATGTCTATTGTTCCGCTGGTGGTAGCATTCAAGGTGCCATTTTCAATAATTTCAGAAAAATAACTTGTACCATCTACGGTAAGACCATCTGTTGTTGCAGTACCTGCTATATCAATACCAGTGTTGTTGGTAGTGAGTTTGGTACTACCATCATAAAAAAGTTGAACTCCACTATTAGCAGCGGCAGTAATATAAGTTTCAGCAGTGGTATAGTTACTTACTGTAAATTGTCCGTTGGGTCTTAGTGTTAGTACGCCTTCTGTATTGTCAACAAAAGCTGCACCACCTATACCTGTGTGATACATCTGTAATTCATTGTTGTCTCCAAGACGAATTTTATCATTGTCTCCGAGGTCTACAGTTTGTGTGTTGGCATTATTCAGTGTGGTTGTAGTACCTTGAACTGTTAAATTTCCCGATACTATTAAATTGTTTAGTGTGGCATTAGCTCCTGTATGAAACACAGGAAAGCCACCTGCTGTAGCACCATCATGCACAACAATTGTATTTTTGTCTGTATCTACAGTGATTTCACCCGCAGCACCAACAAAAGTATTGTGTTGTGTAGTTGATCCTCTTCTTAGTTGTAATGTTGTTGGCATTTTTTCTTCCTATTATGTTAATCCTGGTCCTAGGTCTTCTGCAGCAAAAACTATTGTTTTTTCACAATCAAAATTAGTAGCAGTTCCTATTTCAAATCCCAAAGTTTGAAAATCTTGTGTTAAATCTCCAAGATCTCCTTGTGGGAAAACAATACCCACAGAATCAAATCTAACCCATTGTCCGTTTTGGTAAACTTCCATGACTTGTGTGGTTGTGTTGTAAATTATATCTCCGCCTAATGCTCCTACAATAGCGTCTCGTTGTGCTGAACTTAGTCTAGCAGGTGTAAAAGGGGAATCTTTGACCAATACCCTACTAGCAGCATCAAGTTCAATATTTGCACCAGCAGTAAATATAGTACTGCTAGTACCAGTTACATTGATATTTCCTGTAACAGTGATATTATCAAACTGTACATCATCTGTGTTATCACCGTCGAAATCGCCTGATCTACTTGCAAAATCTGCTTTGTTTCTTACTCTACTCATACTGGCATGTACCTTATATCTATACTTTGATCTTGTAACGGAGCAACAGCAAATGTTAGTGTTGTTCCTGCCACAGTGTAATCACTGGGAGGTAATATTAGACCATCTAATATTACCAGTACACTGTCAGCTGTGTGTCCATTGGCAATTGTAAAATTAACTGTGGTATTATCGCCTGTGTACTGATTGCTTGAATATGTCAAACTAAGTTTGGCATTTGTAATTGTTCCGTCACCTACAGTTGTTACATTTGCAGGCAATCCCAAATAACGTATGTATATTCTAGCATTTAGTGCAGGAGCACCTGTAAATGTCAGTGTAGTTGAACTAGTAGTGTAGTTGATTGCTGGTTCTTGCACAATGTTGTCTACTAAAACTAACAGTGCTTGTGCTGTTCCTGGGTCATGGGACAGTGCATAATCAACTGTATTACCATCTCCTGTGTATGTATCGTTTACATAAAATCCTGTTTGAAGATTAGCAGTACCAATATATCCAAATTCAAACTGGCTGTTAGCAGTTGAATAAAACAGTATCTCACCGTCCAGTGCAGGGCCTGCTTCTACATCTGCTAGCGCAGTGATATTTGTTGTGGCAATTCTTGTATCAAAGCTAGTTTCAAATTCTGCTTGACTAAAACTTTCACCTGCTTCGAATCTACTCTGTGCTGCATTCCATATTATGGTTTGTCCGTCTGTGGGAGGCGTACTAAAGTCGACATCTGAAAAACTATCCAGCGTATCTGCTGTGTCTAACAGTCTATCTGTATTAAAGTAGGGCTGTTTATTGAATTGCCAAGCATCCAGTGCATTATCATATATTAGTGTAGCATTAGCACCATCAATTGTGATTCCTGCACCATCTGCTGCAACTGAATCTGCTGCACCACTAGCTATAGTAATATTAAGGTCGTCTACGCTGAGTTCGGTACTATTTATAGTGGTTGTTGTGCCGTTAACGACAAGATTACCCGTTACTGTTAAATCATTGCCAATTGTAACATCACTGGGAAGTCCAACAGTCACAGTATCAGTTGCACTTACTGCAACCTCTACTTCATTTGCAGTTCCAAGAAATGTAACAGTGTTGGTTGCGTCAATCTGCTCTGTTGTAACGCCGTCAGTGATACTAAAAATATTACTACTAAAACCACTAATTGTCAAGGTATTTGCTAAATCATCATAATTTAAAGTTATGTTGTTTCCTGCTTGCAACAGTTGACTAACTCTGTCATCTATGTTTTCAGGACTTTGGTAGAGATTGACAGCACCTTCTGTGATATCATCACTGTCAAATGCAGTGTTGACTCTGATTAATGCTTCCCAAATACCAGCCGTGCTGTTATACTTCCAGCCTCTGCCCAAGGCTTGATAGATATCACCATCTGCGGGATTATTTGGAAAGTTCAGTGCCATATGTGTATCCTAGTCTACTTACACATATTTATACTTATCTCTTGTGCTGAGTGACAAGTTGTGGAGCACCTGACGTAGAACCGTTTGCTATAACAGCTCTATTGCTGTTTGCAGCAACAGGTGCTGGAAAATTGTTACTCATTTTAGTAGTATAATCTGGGCTTGCTGTAATACCGCCAACAAACTTAGCAGTATCATAAACATACAATGCAGCTTGAGAAGTCAAATTGTCTTGTTGTGCTATAAATGCGTATCTTCCATCTGCGGATAATGCAACACCCTGACCAAAAAATCCTTGATTTATTGGATTTGGTGTATCAATGTTGTAAAAGTAACTACCTGTAGTTAAACTACCAAGATATGCTCTTCCTGCTTGAGTTAAGCCACCACTAGTTTCATTATAACTACCTATTAGTACATGACCAGCAGTTTCTGATATTGCAATCTGTTGTTGATTCCCCCGTGTAAAAAAAGAAGTTTGGGTTGGATTTTGAAACTCCCAAGTGTATGCCGGAGAACTTCCTACTGCACCAAATGTACTTTTGTCCCAAACATAAACTGCACCTTCGTATGTTTTAGGATTGTCTTCTGCCCCAGGTATACCTACTGCAATCCATTTGCCATCTATTGCAACACTGTATCCCATTCTATCAGCAGTACCACTGGGTAGATTGGGATTTGCTAGTATATAAGTTGCACTGGTGATCGAACCTGTACTAAAAGTGCTGATATCATACAAATAAGCAGCACCATGTGATCCTTGATTGGTGTGTGTAGTAGCAGGCGCACCTACTACAAGCCAACCATTGTGTATAGCTACTTGCCATCCAAACCACGAACTGCCGCTTTGTGTTGCACCATCTGGTGCAGTTGCAAACGATTCTAATGTGTAATTTGCACTGGTAATAGTACTGCCAACACTGCCGAATGTTGTTATATCATATACATAAACACGACCGTTGGTATTGTAATCATAATCGCCTATAGCAATATAGTTTCCATCTACAGCAACACCAGTACCAAAACCTGTAGAAGATGGAACTGGATTTTGCAAGGTATACAGCAAATCTCCAGATAGATTAAAAACATAAGCTACACCTGCGCCTGCACCTCCTAAATCTTCTCCTGTCGCACTAACAACAACATAGTTTTCACTCATATCTAGGTTACGACCAAAATAATCAGTTGGATCTGATGGTTCAATATCAGGATTGCTTATTGTAAGTTCTACACTCCAAGGCAACGGAACATATGGTAGTGTATCAGTCTCAAAATGATAATTATACCCAAAGCCTGAAATTTGATTTGCAAGGCTTAAAGAAGTGTTGGCACTGGCTGTAGATGTGATACCACTAGTCAGTGGATTAGCAGCCCCAACACTATTAGAACTAAAAGTATAGAAGTATGTGGTTTGGGTATTTAACTGTGTTAAATTCCTTGCTGTGTGTATTGTATATGTTGCACCATCATAGTCATATGTGATATTAGCAGCAACGTTATCCCATACAGCATCATAATCTAATTTTATCAAGTGAACACCTGATGTGCTGTCTCCTAACAAATAGACATTTCCTTGATAATCAAAGTGCATTACCATTAGCATTGCTTCAGGTACTTCAATATATGTAAAATCTCTATCCATGCTGCTAACACTAAGATCACTTTTAAAAGGCATGATAACTTGCATGTATTTGCTATTGATTATATCATTGTTGAGTGCATAACACCATCTAAGTTCATCAACTGTTGCTTTATTATCTTTGCGTTGTGCAAAAGTACTAGGATAAACAGCATCGCCCGCTGCAGATCCGCTATAAGGAGTATTAACACTATACGTCATTCGCCTAAGATCGTTGGTGGAAAGGTCTCTGTCATTTATTACTCCAAAGTATTGAGTGTTGTTGCTTGCTTGTATATCAAATATTACCCTGTCGCCTGTTTGACCTACAAACAAACAATGATTACAGAAACTAGATGCACTTGTGCTTCCTCCCCACACACTATAAGGAGAACTGCCGTACACAGTTGTTAGTTCCAGTCTATCTGCGCCATTGCCATTGTTGAATGATGCAATTATAAATCCATCAGTTTCATTTCCCCCAATAGTAAGCGGACGTCGACTGTAGCCACTGAATGAGGTGCCAACATTTGTGAGTGAAGTATTTGGAATAATTACTGAACTTACAATTGATCCTGTGCTGGTATTGAATTTAGCAACAAACATTTCATTATTGGTTTGATCATGTGCAGGAAGAAAAAAACTATCATCTGAAACACAGCCGCCAAGAGTATGTCCGCCGTTGGCAGCTTGAAATCCACTCCCGTACTCTATATTTCCGCCTAATTCAATTTGATCTACAATAGAACCGTCATCTGCTACCAACATTAGATAAGTATCTCCTGCTGATCCCGGATTACTATTTTTAGAATATATATAAAATCCATCTGTAACAGGATCATGATAAATTTCTGCTGTTTTGCCACTACCTAAATGACTGTAGGTTCTTTTTTCAAGTATATCTCCTGTTTTGTCCAGTAGTACTAATAAAAACTCATTGTTGGGATACAGTCGAAGATGAAGTGCAATTATACCTTTGCGATTGACAGCCAACGAACTACCAGCACTCATGGTATAATCGCCGCTAGCATCATGCACACCCATAAAAAAACTGCTATTAGGTAGTCCTTGTACTCTGCTGATTACGGATGCTAGTTGACTAAAACGTGCCATTATGAATAATCCGCTTCGTTAGCAATCACTGTCCAAGAACTGCCTATGCGGAATAAATTATAAACAAAAACATCTACACCGTTTGCATTTGAACTACTAAATGCAGTGCCAGCACTGTAGTTAACAGTTGTTGCAACACCATCTATTTGAAGTGCAGTTGGTACACGAGGTGTAGCACCTTGTACTACAACAACACTAACTGTGTACACATAGCTGCTTGCAGTGTCCATGTTTGTGATGTTTACTGTAAAGTCTGCTGCTGGTGCTGTGTGGTAAAACACTTGGGCGGAATTGTAGTTGTGTGCAACAACACCTGTGGCTGCAGAAATTGTTGCGATTTTTTCTCTGGTGGTTGTAAAACTACTTTTGTTGAGTATGTTCATGCCAGTGGTAATATCAATACCATTTGCATATCCTGTAGTACTAACTGTCTGGGTAACTTTGGCAATATCTTCAGCTCTTAACAGTAGATTTTCTTGACCAAAAACAACTATACCTTGATTGCCGTTAACAGTGCTTATTGATCCATTTATATTTTGATCCCCGCTTGTGCTTGGAGATCCGTCTGTACCTGTAGTACCATAGTTTATAAAGTCAATCCAAGGATCATCTTCTGGTCCAGTATCTTCGCCTAAACTCAAACCTAATACTGCACCTTGGTTGCCTTGATCTATTACAGTGCGTTCCACATGCATAACGTAACCAGTATTATTACCACTAAATTCAAAATTAGCTAGATCAGGATCGTCATTGCCACCTGTGCCGTCTATTACAAACCGAGCGCCGTTGCTTGCACCATTGCCAAAGCATTGAAAAGTCAATCTACCATCTTCTGATCCGTTGGTTACATCGCTCATTTCAGCAAAAATGTAAGCATACAGTGTGTCTGCGCCTGCACTGTCTTTGCCTACAAATCTAATTATTCCAAGATCCATACCATCTGATACACTAGTAGTAGTTCTTTGAAAATGCAGTTCAGGTCTAGAAGAGCTGCCTGTTTGATCATTTTGTAATATAATTCTAGGTCGCTGGCTGTTTGTGCTGCTGATAAAAATTTTATCATCACTAGTACTTGTTGCATCGCCTACTATAACGTGACCACTGTGATTAGGCAGTGTGATTGTATTGTCTTGTGTAGGATCTTCTACTGTGAGTGTTGTTTCGAAGTTATCTGCTGTTGCTCCTTCAAATATCAAGTTTCCTACCAGATTGACATCCCCAGCTGATAAGTTTCCTACCAGATTGACATCCCCAGCTGATAAGTTTCCTACCAGATTGACATCCCCAGTTGAACCAATGGTCATTCTTTCAGTGAATGCGGTACCAAAACTCATAACATTAGTAGATTGATTATAAGTGATATATCCTTTGTAGGCATTTGTCCCAGTTGGACTATCAGCAAAATATATATTACCTGAAGTACCTGCAGAAGAATATATAGTTAGACCATGAACAGCACTACCATCACCAATAACAACATCATTTGCATTACTATTGAAGTCTCCAGGGTTGTTTAAACCAACGCCAATTCTACCAAATACATCTAGATCAGCACTACTGATAGTAACATCATTGACCAATGTCCCCACACTGGTGATATTATTTAAATTGCCTGTTGTGATCACTGTACCCGTTGCATCAGGTAGTGTTACTGTTCTATCTGCTGTTGGATTTGTAACTGCAATTGTTGTTTCAAAATCATCTGCTATACTGCCTTCAAATACCACACTGTCAGTTAAAACACTGGTTGCTGTGAGTGTTCCAGTCAGCTGTAGATTGCCAGATACATCTGTCAGTGCAACTGTACCACTAGCATCTGGTAGTGTAATAGTGTTGTCTTGTGTGGGGTCTGTGGGAGATAGCAGTGTTTCAAAATCATCAGCAGTACTTCCTTCAAACACAATACCGTTGTTGTACAGTACAATTTCACCATCTGCATCTGGTATAGTAATTGTTCTATTAGCAGAAGTTATGCCTTTGGTAATCGTTGTTGTGAAGTCTGGATCAACGCCCGGCGTTACTGGGTCATCTGCTAGTAATAAATTTGTGCCTTTGATAACAAATGGTTGATATGCTGTGGTTCCTGTACCATCAAAGAATAAATAGGTATTTCCATCAATTCTAATATTAAATTCACTACCACTTATAGTATTTGTAGGATCTATGTCAATAAAAGTTGTATCGCCGTCTATGCTAAATTCACTATTTCCACCGGCACCTAAATTTAAAGTTATCTTAGGTTGCGAGCCTTGTAGTGTGACTTGCGCTGTTTCTTTGGTACTTTCAACTAGATTTAACCAAGTACTGTTGTAAACTTCAAATTTTGTATCTGAACTGTTGTATCTTATCATACCAGTAACTGGCGAACTTGATTGTTCAGCAGTTGATCCCACTGGCAATTTAACTGAATCTGTAGATCCTATATCCAGTGTTGCTTGAGGTGTTTGTGTGCCAATTCCAACAACACCCGATTGCAAAATAGACATAACACTATTACCGCTAATTCCTGAACTGTCTTCAAAAGTAATAGCATCGCTAGCAGTTCTGTACAATATAGACATACCATCTGAACTAGTATTATCATACCCGAACTGTATGCCATGAGATCCGCTGTTTGAACCTAAATCACCCAACTGAACAAGTGCATCGTTTCCGCTTACAATAACTTTTGATGTACCTTGAGATCCAACGCCTGTTCCGCCATTGACTTCAAAAAGAGCTGTAGGTTCATCTAATCCTATACCTACTCTGTTGTTTGTAGCGTCAATTGCAAGAATGCTTGTTGTAGTCGAAGAACTGTGAAATCCTGCAACACCACTTGATCCTACTTCTTCCAAAATAATATCGTCGACTGTTGATAAAACAAGTCCCAATCCTTTGTTGATTTCCCAAATGTCTCCTGCACTAGAATAATTTAGTGTAGCATTAGCACCGTCCACTGTGAGACCTGCGCCGTTTGCACTTGCTGCATCTGCTGCACCACTAGCAACAGTTATGTTTAGATCATCTACTTCTAGTGTGGTGCTGTTGATAGTTGTAGTAGTGCCGTCGACTGTGAGGTCTCCTGTGATGTTTACATTGTCTGCAAAGTTTACTACACCACTAAATGTGCCTCCGCTGCTGGCACTAACACTGTCTGCGGCATTAAAAGTTTTGTGAGATATTACAGTTATTTCATCATTTAATGATGCGCCAACTGCTAGAACAACTGTAGCACCATCTGTAGCTGTATAATCAGTAGGAGACAACAACACACCATTTTGAAAAACATCAATAAATGACGGTGTATAAGGCAAATTAAATGTTTGTTGGTTGGCTGTAGCAGTAAAGTTGTGTGCTATTCTTCTACCTGAACCTAAACTTCTTCCGATATATGGCACTAGAAAATCCTTGTAAATGTATTATACATATTTATTCATTATTCTTCATCTATGAAATTCCTTGCGGTCCATAGAGCATAAATGTATGTTCCTGGATAGGTGCTATTATTTCCCCAAAATGTATTGTTAACCAGATGATCTAGTTCCCAAACGTCAGGATTAGATGATAAAAATCTCTGCACCACACCGTCTTGAGTATTGTTATTTGCTGTCGGAGAATTAAAATCCCATCTATAGTCATTTCCGCTACTAAAACTCTCAACAGCAATTGTATTATTGGATAATGCTGGATCTGTTGTAATCTTTTTATACATAGCAAACTCAGGATTATCTTGTCCAGTTGAAATTGTAACTGTTGAACTTGTAGGGCCAGTAAATTTGCCTGTTAAGAAAGTACCACCTTCTTGTGAGAACAATACAGCTATGTATTTTCTGTTAGCACCTAAAACTCTTTCAGTACTGTCGTGACCTACAGTAAATTCTGTACTAGTAGGACTAACAGGAAACGGATATTCATTCACTGTTAATTCAGTTCGAGCTCCGGAAGAAGACTTATTAAGTTCAAGCCACTGATTGTTGGGATTTGTCAAGTCTTTATGATAACAAATCCAATCTCCTGTTCCACTAAGTGGTTTGATCCACATCATATCAGGAGTAGCTTGTAAGCCGTGTTTAATTGTTTGAGTAGAACCTGTTGTAACACCGGAATCACCTTCATAGACAAGTATATCCAACTCTTTAGGTGCTTTTCTCCACATGTGTCCTGTAGATGTATAACTAGAACCACTAACAGTTTGTCCAACTCTGTTGTTGAGCATCATACCTGCTTTGTAATCCCATCTCCAATCACTAGAACTAGTTAAACCTTGATCAGCAGATAAAAGCAAGTAATTGTTACCTAGTATTCTGGCTCCAAACTGAGGCATGTTTGTGCCACTGTTGTCCATCCATATTCCCATGTCAAAAGGACCATTGTTCACGCTGCGTGAATATCCAAATTTTGGCACATTCAAAGCAGTAGGGCGATCATTTTCGTCTGAACCTGGTTTCGCTGGGTTTTCATATAAATCTTTAAAATAAGGAAGTTTTAAAAGAGAAGTTGTAGACCCTGTGTATTCAAAAGGTAAATTATATCCACCGATTTCTGTTAACCAATTTCTCATTGTGTATCTAATTGCAACATACACCACACGTTTATTAGTAAGAGATCTGTGAGAAAGGTCAACATTAAAACCAACACTGTTAGAGTGTACACCTGTACCATTTGTTAGTGTGTTTACAGTACTAGAACTCCAGAATATTTCTTCACTGAGAAAAGGACTCATCCCTGTTCTGTTGTTATATTCTGTCCAATAACCGTCATCTACCGCACACAAAGACACCCACTGTGGATCCCATCCAATATCTACAGATGCTTTTCCGTTGGCATCTGTATCAAAATGCCCACAAACAATTTTTCCATTGCTTAAACTAGGATCATGTGCAAAAATATAAGCAATGTATTTGGCACCGGCTGCGTTAACTCGAGAATCTGTACCTACACTAAATGAAGAACTACTGGGTATTGTTTTACGCCAAACTGCATCATCTGCTGCAACGCCGTCATTTGCTACTTGATCATACCATCCAACAGCACTGGATTGATTTATTGTAAAATATCCATCTTGTGAATTTGATGCATCTGCACTTCTATGAAACACCATCCAATCTGCATCTGCTTGTAATAAACTACTAGAACCTATATCATAACATTTTACTATTATCATACCTGGTCTTTGGTTTAAGCTGTGTTCGATTTGTCTAGCAACACCTGTTCCATCATATTTCACTATATCAAAAAAGTTTTCTTGTTTTTTGATAACCTTTAATTGAGTTTTAGTATTATTAACATTAAAATTACTACCAAAAACAGAACCATGAACTGTACTAACACTGTGGAGAAACCAAGGAGTCCAATATTTTAAGTAATTATTACTGTTTGAACTGTTAGTTGTACTACTAGGAGTTATTAAAGTTCCTGTTCCTGAACGACCTCGTTGGCTGTCAATGAAATAATTTTGACCATTATTGAATGTCTTCATCCAATACAGCGCATCAGTTAGTTGTCGGGTATCTTCTAACAATTGATTGCTAGGAGTTTGTTTAGTAACATTTGTTTTAGTATAAGAAGTGCTGCTACTATGATTATAATCATTAACATCTTCATTAGCGTTTACTACTGATGTAGATCCTGAATATCTGCTCCAACCAAACGGACTGGCATCATTTGTAAAGTTTACTGGAAAAGTTGTATCAGATATAGAAAAATGACTTCCCCAAAGACCATTACAATTGTTGCCATCAGCGGGTATTTTAGCTACAAATACCTGCCGACGTTCATCCGAAATTTGCGTCTGGTTTTCACTTGTCAGACAAGAACCTATCAACAAAGGATCTCCTGCACTAGACATTGAAAGATAAAGACTATTCAAGTTGCCGTTATCGAAATCATCATGTAAAAAATCTATTTTCTTAGCCCAATTGTTAGCGTTACTTGTGGTTGTTACACCTTGATATCTCATTAATATAGTGCCAATTAGTATGTAGATAGGATAATTTTCACTTGCATCACTGGAAAACACAACCCTTGAAAAACCAGGATTTGAATTACCTGTTGGATCTGTTATATAAAAACTTTTTACTTGATCTCCGCCTTGGCTGCTACTACCATCTAAAATTGTGCAATAGCCATATGTTTCGGTAGTAGTTCCACTTATAATTTGTTCAGCAGTACCAGTATAAACAACATACTTTGCATGAGCGCCTGTACTGTGTTTGTGACTAAATGTTGCATAGGTATAGATATTTAAAAAGTTACTAGCATTTGGATGATCCCAGGATATTCTATACCCTGAACCTTGAGATATATTAGAAGTGCTACTGCTCCAAGTCCACGATGTTCCCCATGAAACGTTACTGCTTTGTTCAGTTGCGGAGCCAGTTATCACAACATGCTCATCTCCACCGACATATGCCAACTGAATATCTCCTCTAGGGATAGATATGTCTGGGTCAATTTGCGGAACTGGACTGGTGTGTCCTACTGTTTTTACATGTTGTTGTATAGAACCTGTTATATCTCCGTTACTTTGTTGTACCCTTATTATTTTTCCCGATGTACTATCATCATAAAGATTCTCAATACCCCAGCCAAATAGCCATAAATTTTCTTTGGTGTCGGCTTCTATTAGTCTCATTCGCCATTGATCTGTGGCTGTGCCGCCGTTATCAACATAGCCATTCACTGGTTGTATACTCCTATCCCAAGCTGCTGAAGTAGAAGAACCATAACTTATATTAGCCGGAGTTCCATTCAGCTGATAACCATCTCTTTGATATTTTATAACTATAGCTTCCCATTCGTTAGTATTATTATTGACTCTGTCGCTACCTAAAGCAAACAATTCTCCGTTGGGATTAAGACAAGCATCCTCCCAATCATACACACCACTTGTGCCGAATCGAATCCATCGACCTGAATTGACAGTGAATGGTTGAAAATCAGTCGACTCTTCTAATACTATACAGTTGTTGTATTCGTTGCTCTGAGAAGAATATCCTCTGATAAGTATTCTACCAGATCCAGTATATTCTTTAATTCTTAAGTCCCTGGTATATCCAGGAAAAGTGTCATAGGTATAAAGAGTACCTGCTGTTGGAGTAGTTTCAGCAGTTGTATACATAGGTATTGGTTCTGTTCTTTCTGAGCTGCCATCACCATACCATGTGTCAATATGAAACAAATCTTCTGTAAAAGAAATTGGAAGAATGTTACTAATAAATGTAGAGGATAGTAATCGTCCTGTGGTAGTTTTTAAAAAAGGCATCAATAATTACCCAAATGTTGATAAGCCAGCAAGTACATCATATGTTCCTGAATTGTTTACTAGAGTGAAATTTACCAAGTCTGTTTGGTTTGCGTTTCCTGTTGGAGCAGATGCGTTTAACCATTTAATGGTAACACTTGTGCCATTTACTGTACAAGTATTGGGTATGTAAGCACTAGCACCTTGTGTGATTATTAATGCTACACCAATTGTGTATGTCCCTGATGTAGGCGCATTAGTAAATGCTACTTCAAAATTTGCACTAAGACCGCTCACAGTTTGTGTGGTGTTAGCAGAACCTAGTATATCTACTGTTAAAGTATTGGTAGTAACAGTTCCGACAATATATTCTTCCCATATAGATCCTTCGACTTTAAGAACACTGCCAACAACCAAGTCTGAACTAAAAGTTTGACTTGCTGTAAAGTCCTGAGTGCTTTCAAGCAGAGCTACAGTACCAGTTGCATCCGGAAGCGTAATAGTTCTGCTAGCGGTAGGGTCTATGACAGTTAGTGTTGTTTCATTACCATCACTCGTTGTACCCTCAAACTGAAGATCAAATCCTGTGCCTATCCTGACATAATTTGAGCCTGAGTTTATATTATGAGCACTAAGTGCTTGTGTGCCACCAACAAACACTCTCCAATATTCTTGTGCAGGTGCCCCTGTGAAATTGAAACCTTCCATATAAATGCCATGAGATATGTCATCAAAGTAGATTCTATTAGTGTTCCCATTCATGATAATATCATCAGAGAAGGTTTGTTGTGCTGAAAATGTTTGGCTGTTGTCTATAGTTGCAACTGTACCAGTTGCATCAGGTAGTGTGATAGTTCTGTCTGCTGTTGGATCAGTTACAGTTAGTGTTGTTTCGAAGTCATCTGCTGTTGCTCCTTCAAAGATAAGGTCACCTGTAAATAGAACATTACCATCCTGCTGTACAGACATAACCCTGTTGCCAGAAAGCCCTGAGCTATCCTCAAAGGTAATTGCATCACTAGCAGTTCGATACAAGATAGACATGCCATCAGATGAAGCAACATCGTAACCAAAATGAAAACCATGAGGGCCATTATTACTACCCAAATCACCCAACTGAACAAGTGCATCACTTCCAGTTAAAAAGAGTTTCGTAGTGTTTTGCGCTGTTCCAACGTCTATTGTAACAGTATTGTCAGTGTTTTGTAATAAAACCGTCCCTGTCGCATCAGGCAGTGTAATTGTACGGTCAGCGGTGGGGTCAGCGACCGTTACAGTTGTTTCAAAGTCGTCGTAAGTTGCGCCCTCGAATATAAGGTTACTACTACCATTCAAGAAGTAGATACTATTTCCCCACATCCTAATATCTTTAAAGAACGTAGCACCTTGTGTTTCATCACTGTAGAACGTGACTACATCATTATTATCGATGTTGATCCTAAGAGACGATGATGTTTCTACATTGTCTGGGTCAACTCTGATTTGCCATGCATCACTATTGGCGTTTTGTTTGTTAGTGATTTGCAGCTTGCTTTCAGCAACAGTCCCAGCAGTCCACTCGTAAGTGCTTTCTAATTCTATAATAGGATTGTCACCTGTCAGGTTGACAGTATCATTGCTATCAGCAACGACAAGCGTTCCAGAGACATTTGGGAAAGTGATAGTTTGGTCTGCTGTCAATGAACTTGGATCGAATGTCGCAGAATTAGTATCTCCAATCTCAAGTTTTCCTGGTGCCTTAATTCTATCATAATGGAATTCTGCAGAAGTATAAGTACCGTCTGGTATAGAGCCACCGCCAATGTTAGTGACACGATGTTGAATTTCAAGATGCCCATATCTTTGACTATTGATCAAATCCACATCATCAATAACGCTAGAGATATAGTTGTAAGGTGCTCTGTAGCCTTGTCCTGAAATATCTCCGCCTTCAAATACAATTCGAGCTGTTGTATCACCAGCTGCGGAGTTTCCGTCATTTGTATCTCTCCAAAATTTTAATTCTGGAATGCCTTGCTGGCTCCCTCCGTTACCAAAACTTCTTAGTTCAATTACAGCATTGTTTTGACCAGCAACTTCTGGACGAAATGTCACTACATCATTACTGTTGCTCGAACCATCAATTTGGAAAACATGGTCTGCGTCTAGTGTTGTTATAGACGATAAATTATCAAGTGTCTGTGATGTTAGAGCAACCGTTCCTGTAGCATCAGGAAGTGTGATAGTTCTATCTGCTGTTGGGTTTGTAACTGTTAAAACAGTTTCAAAGTCATCTGCTGTAATACCTTCAAATGTTAGTGAATTTTGCACTGTGATTGTTGTAGAATCAACTGTTATAGTTGTTCCACTTACTGTTAGATCACCTGTAATCTGAACATTGTCTGTAGCTGTGTTTATTTGAGCGTAAGATCCAAATTCAGCTAGTTCTTTTGATTTACCCATCAGTTATCCTTACGATTGTTCTAAAACACTCACAATAGCATCAACACTGGTTGCAGTGTTGCTTACTACCACAATTGTATCACCTGCTTCTGCTATAAGTTTACCTTCAATACAATCTAATGTACTGCCTGTAGGTATAGGAGCGTCTTTTACTATGTGTACAGTATTGAGTTTTGCAGTAGCATTGATCTCAGAAGCTGTAATATTTGATAGTGTTAAACCAATAATAATACCTGTAGTAGCCACAGGCACAGTGTAAACTGTGGTGTCTCCTACTCCTACTCCAGATGCTGTATAGTTTTTAAAAGTTTGTGCCATTTTATTATCCTAGTGCAATAGCTAGTGCTGTTGCATCTTCAATTATTTCTTGATATTCTTTGTTGTCCAACTTGTCTGCATTTAAATTACTTACCAACGTATCACTGGCTACTACAAGGGGTGCTGTACCTTGAGCCACAGTGCTAGTCAATGTATTTACACTTATATCATTGGTAGTGGTATTACCATTTGTAGTAGCATTGTCCAATGTCACAGCAGGTGGAGTATATGTAAATGCTCCTGTATTGCTGTCATAAGACAATGCACCATTTCCACTAGGTGAGTTTGTTGTTATAGTAAGTGTAGGATTACCTGTAAAGTTTGCATAATCCAAATAGTATGGACTGTCTTGTCCATCTAACAAGTCAGCATCAATGCCGCTGCCTGATCCTAAATCAGCAGTTGTTAAAATTCTTTCAGTTAAAAAATAAGGTGCTTTGTTGAATACCCAACTGTTACCTGCGTCCGAATAAACAATAGTTGCATTAGCGCCATCTACTGTTAACCCGCCACCGTCTGCATCAGCTGATGTTGCTTTTCCTCTTGCTACTGTGATGTTAATATCTTCTACGTCTAACGTGTGTGTATTAAGTCTGGAGGTACTACCTGTAACTTCTAAGTTACCTAATATAACCACAGTACCCGAGTCTACAATAGATCCGCCTGGTTCTGCTGTATCGTCTGCTGCTGGGTCAAGATAAAAAGTAGCTGGACCTTTTATATTACCTCCAACTAAAATGTTATCTACTGAAAAATCTTTTGTTGACATATCTTATACCAATGTGCTTATTCTTGTTATTTTGTATTCTGTGCTATCAGCACTTGATGCGGTTGCTAGTAATCTAACATTTCCGCTGTTGACATCTGCATCCAAACTTAGTATACTAGCACTACCAGTAAAAATTGTGCCATAAGTTGTTATGTATGCACTACTACCATCATGAATTACAATAGCTTCTGCTGTTTGATATTCGTTGGTAACTGTGTTGGTGGCTTGTATTGTGTATTTGCAACTTCTGAAAGCTGTGATAGCAAATGTGTCTATAGCAGTGGGTGTTACAGTTGCTAGTGTAGTACTAGCAGTAGCCAGTGAGCTAACACCGTCAATCCTGATAGCACCATCTACGTGTAATTTTTCTTGTGGGCTTGCGGTTCCTAATCCAACATTACCTGAAACATCTACACTGATATTGTTGTGATTGGCTATGCCCAGTTGTTCTAAATTTACCAAATTAATACTGGTGGTGTAAGCATACACAATAATAGTAGTATTGTTTGCAGGAGGAGTATTAAATGTAACATCTCCGTTGGGTGCAATTGTGTAGTTTGCACTGTCTTCTAACAATCCGTCAATAAAAATTTGATTGTCATCTATGTTAGTATTACTAGTAGAGAATGTATCATCTGCACCGTTGCCTGTAAATGTATGAACAGTGTAAACACCTGAAGGTGTGCTGGTTACTGCGGCTGTGGTAACAGACGTAACTCTGCCTTGTTGATCAACTGTGATAACAGGAACAGTTGTAGCATTACCGTATACACCTGGAGTTACAGTAGTGTCGTCTAAATCTATACTCACTTGATTGTTAGTGACCGCAGTTGTAATTCCAGTGTCGCCTACAAATGTAAGTGTATCCACGCTTGTGTCTACTGCATCAGTTCCACTGTCACCTGCAATATTTAAACTAACACTGGTAAGACCAGCAGCCAATGATCCCCATGTTGCGCCGTTGTATCCTTCAAAGGTACTGTCATCTGTGTTGTATCTGATCTGACCTTGAACTGGTGTTGGGCGTTCTGCTGTAGTTCCAACTGGTATTTGTACAGCTCCGGTTGTTGATATTACTAAATTAGTTCCATCAAATGTAAGATTAGCATCATCTTCAAGCTGACCACTTGCACCTGCAATTACAACTCTATTATCAGTTAAATCGCTTACTATTAAACTGCTGACAGTTAGTTCTCCAGCAGCGTCCACTGATATTAAGTTATGGTTGTTTAATCCCAATGGATTTAAAGATAGTGTTACTAACTCCCCTGTAATCATAATATCAATTTGATCACCTAATAGAGGAGCAACAACAAAAGTTACGACACCGCTTGCTTCTGTATAGTCATTGATTGGCTGTAAAAGTACACCATTTAAAAATACTAAACTTACTGTACCTCCGTTTACACCTGTTTGTGTGTCATACTGTGTGGTACTGCCATCACCTGTGTAGTTTTGTTTGATAAATCCAGTATCAGCACCCGGTGTTGTACTGATCCATTCATTGCCTGTATAGATATATAATTCGCCTGTTGTTCCGGTGTCGAACCAAAAATCACCAGTTGAAATAGTATTAGTTGGTGCTGCCGGCGCTGTGTCTTGATAGTATGTGTTGGATGTAGAAAAGTCACTGAATACTAAATTACCACTTTGATCAATTATTAATATTTGACCATCTGATCCTCTTTGTGTAGGAAAAGTATAAAAGTTGTTTGTAGCACTGTCGCCGAAGGTTACCTGACCCAGATTATCAATGTTAAATCTTTCTGAATTGGCTGTATAAAATCTAAGATAATCTTCATCTGAATTTAATTCAGCAGTGATATATGTATCACCGTCAACATCTTTAACTCCGCCTAAACTTCCCCAAGCTGCACCGTCGTATCCTTCAAACGTAGCATCTGTAGTATTGTATCTGATCTGTCCTTGTGCTAGTGTAGTTGGACGTTCTGCTGTGGTGCCAGCTGGTATTTCTAATGCGCCTGTACCTAGTATAGACACTAGACCTGTATTATCGATGACCATTCTTTCTGTGCCATCTGTAGTAAATCTTATAGTGTCTTCGTCTGGTGTTGTTTCTAAGTTTATTCCAGTATCACCGTCGGTGTCAGACAACGATGTACCAGCACTAAGCTGTTGTACTGAAAAAGTAATAGTATCTGTAGCACCATCTGTTACTACATTGATTCCTGATCCACCAACAATTGTTAGTGTGTCACTAGGTCCGTCAGCCACAACATTATTTTGTCCGTTTACACTGATAGTAGTAAATGCACTAGCAGCACCCGAGCCTGTACCAACAACATTCCATGTAGAGCCATTCCAAAATTCTAAGTTGGTAGCATCTGTACTAAATCTAATATAACCTGGATTAGGACTGCCTGGTCTCTGTGCTTGTGTCCCTCTGGGCAAACCAATAGCACCGTTAGTATCAACTTCCATTACACTACCATTGTATGTGAAGTTTACATCATCTTCAAGTTCACCGTTGAGGCCTGCAAATACCACACTATTTTGTGCCAGATCTTCGACATTTAAACTTGCAATAGTAGCTTGACTGTTTACGTCTAGTGTGTCTAGTGTAGTTAAACCATCAACACGAAAGTTTTGTGTAATACTAGTATCGTTGAAAATCTCAACTTCTCCTAGATTATTGATTGTTAACCGCTGTACACCAGCAGTATAAAAACGTAGTGTATCATCATCCGATGCTTGTTCAGCAGTGATGTATGTATCTTGGTCTACATCTTTAACGCCACCTAGACTGGTCCAGCTTACACCATTGTAGCCTTCATACTGTGTTGTTTGAGTATTAAAACGAATTTGACCAGTTTGTACAACTCCACTTTGAGGTCGCTGTGCTGTGTTGCCAACAGGAACTCTCAAAGCACCGCTGGTACTGATAGTAATATTACCGCTAGCGGTGCTTATTCTATCTCTCTGATGATCTAGGTTTAACGCCATAGTAGTCTCTCACACTTAATACTACTATTTATGTGTATCAACTAGTTTAAAATACGATACTTGTATTCACTTGAAAAAGGATTAACTAAAAATCTATTATTACCGTTTTTGATACTTCTGCTGTCTGTGTAATCGTTATCTAGTCCTGTTGAATAGATACTACCTGATGCAGTTTGTGCTAACATGTATTTTTTTAACTGTGCAGGATTCATATGAGGATTTGCTTGTAGTATCAATGCTCCTACTCCACAAACTTGCGGACTAGCCATACTGGTTCCACTGATATTCATGATCTTAAAGTTAGTGTCTTGGGGATAATTACCTGTGTTAAATTCATTTATAGTACTACTTGTACTCATTATATCAGTACCCGGAGCGTACAAGTCCACACCAGGACCGTTTTCACTGCTTTGTGCTTTTTGTTCTAAGCCTCCTGAATGTACTGAACTATCAATGTTACCTACCACAATTGCTTCATCGTCGTATGGGCTTCCTCCTCTGTGATAATATCTATTAGATCCAAACGCACCACTATTGAAATAGTTGTTGTAATCAACTCCACCAGGTACATCAATTTTTTGAAAACTGTTTCCGGCAGCAACACAAACATGTATTCCTGCATCTATCATTTCTTGTAGGTCTGTGTCTACACTAGCAACTCTTACTACATATCTATACAAATTGTAAACACTCACATAAGAACCAACCATACCATAATCTGTTCTTCTGGTTGTACCTGTCCAATTTGTACCTCTGTAGTTTCCACCTAGTATATTGTAAAAATAACTGCCATATCCCCAACTCATGTTAACAATAGTAGGTCTTTTAAATCCAGTTGCTGGATCTACAGGCTTGTTGTTGTGCCATCCTTTTATAACATCAAAACAATCAGTGATGCTGATGCCAGTTCCGGGATCCCCGCTTCCTTCTAGTCCTGCTACTTTTACACTGTAAATATGAGATTCTTTAGCCCATCCGTATGTTTTGCCTGCAGCAATTCCTGCACAATGAGTTCCATGTCCGTTATAATCTCTATAATGATTGGCATTTTGAGTTCCACTTAATCCGCTAGATGTGTACCAATCTATTTGTTGCACACGAGACACGCCATTTTTGTCTTGAAATTCTGGATGATCTACTTGCAAGCCACTGTCTTGTATCACAACATCAACACCAGTTCCGTCTAGGTTATAGGTATATTGTCCTGTGTTTTCTGTTAGGTTAGAACCATAAGGATTATTAGTACCAATACAACGTCTCAGTCCCCAGTTGACAAAATTACCACTATCACTGGTAGTTTTGGTAAAGTCTGCTGTTTGTATTGCATTTCTAACAAGTTCTAAATCATCATCCTGATCTGGTGGTATTGCAACATCTACTACTCTAGGATCGTTTCTAAGAGCTTGTGCTTCTTGGTCTGTTAATGAATAATGTGTGTTTCTTTCACTCAACAATCTAGCATTGGCTACGTCAACACTACGACTAGGTATAGTAGTATTTCCGGTAGTTTGAGTCATTTCTGCTGCAAAACTAGCAGCATCAACGTCACGTTTTAAACTTACTATATATTCACGCTCAGTCAAGTTATTATTTCCTTGTAATATATCAAACTATGCTAAAGTTAATACCACCCGACAGGGTAAAGCTGCCTTGAATCTCAGTATCACTTACTCCAGGATACGGCGTATTCACAGGAATAGTTGCTTGATACAGTACTCTCGGATCGCCACCGAGTAAGGATTCATATGCGTGATCAGCTTGTGTCCAATCGGTATCATTTGGTGTTGTAGGTTCAGTACCTTGATTGAAAGAATCAGCTGGTTGTAGTTCTACATTATTTTGTATCCAATTTTTTAAATCTTCCCAGGTCCAACCTCGATTATACTGCATCACTGAAGCTAAAAGTCCTGCTGCCACAGGTGCTGCTGCACTAGTTCCACTAAAGCGGGCATCGTAGCAGTTGCCTGAATACACAGTTAAATCACTATAAGTATCATCTAACCTTTGAATCACTCCCTGATTTGCGACAGTGGCTGCAAGAGTTCCGTCACCAGGTGCATAAAAATCAATTGCAGATCCTGTATTACTGTAATCAATTTTATGCTCTATACGCACAAATGGGTACTGCATAGCATTTCTATCACTTAACGCACCAACAGTAATAGCCGGAAACTTCACTGTGGTGTTTCCTTGAAATGTTTGACTTTCTGTTTTACCTATGTGATTAGGGAAACCTCTGCGATTGGTTGTACCTGTTGTTTGCACTCCAAATTCGTAAAAACTATCCTGGTATAGTGTGTTTGTATTGTTGTTACTGATTCTATTATCGTAGTTAGGATGATCAGGATTTACTATCTGTTGATTACTATTACCGCCTGAGCTAATAAAAATTACGCCAGCTTGTATAAGTTCATCTCCTGCTTGCGTCATACTGTTGTCATACATTTCACTAGACCAGCGTCCACTGTCTCCTTTGAGTCCATTACGACTAATGAATCTAGGTTCCCAACCAAGACCATCGTATGAAACTGCCGGATCTGTTCTCCAATACCAATAGTCACCGGTTTTATCGCTATACCCCGGATTGTGATCATCACTGCCGCCGCTTCTGTATCCCCAACTGTTTGAACTTATTGTAGGGTCTTTTGTGCCATACAGTGGGTTAATTGGTTTATACTGATGAAATATTTTTTGAATGTCGAAGCCACGTTCAAAACTTCCAATATTGTTAGCTCCATATAGATTCATCTGCCATTTATTAGAATTATATGCCCAACCATGAGTTCTACCGTAAAGCAAACTAGCGCACTGTGTTCCGTGATTTGCTGAACTAGGCAGCGTTGTAGGACTTCCATGTGCATTATCTCTAGTATAACTACTAGGCACTAAAATGCTACCAAAAGCTGCGAATTGCGGGCTACGCTCTTGAGTGTATTGCCACCAACTACGTGCAATACTTTCAACAGGCACAGTTGTACCGTCCCATCGTGTTGTTAATCTTGTACCTGGACTTGCATCGAACCAGTCTGGATCAATATAATAAGGAGCATCTAACACCAAATCTAATACATCACAATATCCATCGCCTGGTAGCACATTTCCGCCTGTATAGTCAGATGGGTTCACTGCATTAGTAACACCACTGTTAATAAACTCTGTGTGCCCGATCCAAGAGCCATTGTCAGCACAAATAACATCCGTATGTTCTCCTGCACCAAATTGTCTAACTTTTTCACTGGCTCCCCACTTTGGGCTTGGTTTTTGGGTTGGATAATACCCAAATGCTTGATCTTTCCAATAATATTCTTTGCTTTGCATCCTGACAAACTGATAACTAGCACGGTTGACAGTAGGTTGTTCAGTCGAGAATTGACTTGTTACTACATAAACGCCTCCTCCACCAAACTCAGATTCTTGGAAATCTGTCCATGTCATATAGTTTAAGTTTGGTGTTGCCCATCTTTCAGTTTTTACTGTTCCTAAAATTCCGTTGTGTAATTTATCTTCAGGTGGCATAAGTTCAGGATACCTGTTAAAACTTTTATTAATAAACTTAATTCTACTATCTAATGCAAGTGTTTGAGCTTCTTGTTCAGTGAGCAAAAACTCACCACGAACAGCACTATGTATCATATCATCAGTGCATGTACACGCTCTGTCAGGAATAGTATCTGGTGTTGCATCACTTGTACACAATTCGTCGTGTATTTCTTGCCATTGCTCTGGAGTATGTGTTCCGAGTGTATAATATCTTTCGGTCATGTTATGTCCTTTACAGTGCTGCTATTCTTGATTGAAAATCAGCAAAATCTGTACTTGCTGCTACTTCAGCTTTAAGTGTTGCTAAACTAATGTATGCTGTCAAATCAGTTGTTAGTGCTACTGTACCGGTTGCATCTGGAAATGTAATTGTTCTATCTGCTGTTGGATCAGTTACTATGAGTGTTGTTTCAAATGCATCATCGGTAAATCCTTCAAAAACAACCGAACCAAGTTGTCCAATTTGAACTTGACCAAGATTTTCTATATTTTTTCCATCTGCATCTAAGGCGCCGCCAAGTTTTGGAGTTGTATCATCTGATACTCTACTGAAAACATTACCATTAACAAGATTACTTGTATGTACATCGAACCAGGACTGCTCTATTAAACTTGGTAAAACTATATCATACCAACGAGTTACATGTGCTGGATCTGGATTGTTGTTTGTACTAATGTTTAGCCAGTACAAACTATCAATTGATCTAATTGTTGGAGGAGTAGTACTTAGGTCAATATTACCATACTCAAAACCATCACTGGCTGTAGTCTGTGCCCAAGCGGCAAAATCAGCTGGTGTTGTTGGATTTGCTGACCATATATTAGTAATTTGATCTACAAAATCACTTGATGGTAATAAATTATCATATACAACTTTGGTCATTGCAGCCCAACTAGTATTAGTATAAATTTCAAACTGATTGTTAGAGCTGTTGTAAATCAAGTCACCGTCTTCACTGGTCTTTGCATCACGTTGAGTGGTTGTAAAACTAGCAATTTTAAATGGACTTTGTGTAACTTCTACTCTATCAGTAGCACCTGTGCCTGCTGTGAAATTTATATCTGTTGAACTTGTTATTGTCGGGACACCAACGGCTGTACTGGTAACACTACCAGTAATATTAATATTACCTGTGCCGATGATATCATTACCATTCATGTTTAGATCACCACCAAGTTCTGGTGTGGTATCATCAACAACATTTTGAAAACTGCTTTGATCTATCCAGTCATAATCGCCACCGCTCCAAGATAGTATCTGATTAGCAGTTGCAGTGCTTTGATTTAGATGTGAATCAACATCTGAATTTGCATAACCTGCATTGTCGACCCATGCATAGTCTGATCCATTCCAACTTAATACATAACCACTTGTTGGATTTGATTGATTGAGATGTGCATCAACGTTTACATCGCCGTATCCAGTTGTTTGTGCAACCCATGCATAGTCTGATCCATTCCAACTTAGTACTTGGTTAGCGCCTGCAGTGCTTTGATTTAGATGTGCATCAACATCTGAATTTGCATAACCGCCGCCAATCGGTCCCCACGCACCATTGGCGTAGCCCTCAAACTGAGTATCATCTGTGTTGTAGCGTAGCATGCCATTTTCAGCAATAGACGGACGCTCTGCTGTGGTGCCATTGGAAATCAAAACTGCACCAGTAAGGCCAAGAGTAACATCCGCGTTGGTGTCATTTAAGACTAAGTAGCCTTGCGGTGTGCCGCTTTTAGATGCGGAAAAAGTTACTTTGTTTTCTTCTGCACCATCTGTGACATTCGTTGTCGTACTTTGAATACTTCCATAAGTATGAATAGCTGCCGCACTATTTTTTGCAGAAAAAATTATAGATGTAGTGTCTATTGTAGATGGGCTAGTGGTGTTGTGATAAAGATACACCAATGGTCCAAATCCTCCATCACTATCTCTCTCTATAGAGTAGGTTGCATATGGTAGTGTTTGCCTATGAATCATATTCCCAGAAGTGCTTAACAGAGCCTCTCCGGTTACGCTTGCACTAGTGTCCAAAGAGATACTAAAGTCATCTGTATCGCCAAAGAATATTTTGTCGTCATCTGCAAAATGAATATCGCCATTGGTGTCTTTTATTACAACATCATCGGTGATTCCATAACCTGCTATTGTGGTTGGTTTGTTTAATAGTGAGTTAAAATCAGTGCTAGCAGTTAACGATTGAGTAGCAACACCATCCGAAACATATGCTGTAAACGCAGTTCCATCTACACCTGAAGTTAGTCCTGCGTCGGTATATAGTGCCGCAGTAGTACTTGTCAGAACACTTACATAATAACTATTACCATTGAGTTCTGTCATACCAACAACATCTGTGATTGTAACACTAGCAGCATTTGTAAAATTATGTGCTGCGGTAGTAGTGATAACAACAGGATTGGCTTGTGTTGCTCCTGTGATAGTTGCAATAGGTTGAGAAGTAAATTGCGAACTAGCCCATTCCTGTGTGGCCATTGTTCCGCTAGCATCAGGCAAAATAATGTCTCTGTCAGCAGTTACACTGGTCGCTTGTAACTTGACTTCAAAATCGTCTGGCACAGTGCCTTCAAAAATTAGTTTAGTTCCTTGACTAATCCATATATTACTAGTAGGATAAAAAACAATATCCTGATCTGATTTAAGTTCTAAATCTCTTCCGCTTGCTTTGATGGTGGTCATAACAAATACTCCTCTTGTACATATTTATTCATTACAGTCATAAAAAAACAGGCTCCGAAGAGCCTGTTTTATGTTTGTTATGCTTATACCTATTAGGTAAATGCAAGCTGGTTTGTTGTAACAGCAATTTTTGCAAGATAGTCAGCTGCGTTACCAAGTGATGATGCTTGGTTGCTTAGTTCCACATAACCATAACGTGTCATGAATGACACAACTGGTTCAAATGTTTGTGGATCTAGTACTGTACCGCTTGACATCAGTGGGATGTATGGGCAGTAGAACGCCGCTGCGTCTGTTTCTGTTGAACCTTTGTAACCAACTAGGACATCGTCGTTAGCTGCATACTGGTTTACATAAACACGCATTGTGCCGTTTAGTGTACCAACGAATTTTGTATTTGTTGGTGCTTCAAAAGTACCTTCTGTGCTACGTGCAAATGCGCTTGTTGTCGCACTTTGTAGAACTGTTAGTACTGTTGGGCTTACAACTGCCCAGTTACCTGCACCACGACGTGTACGTGCTGCAATTGTGTTTGCATTTTTGTTGATTAGAACTGCAAGAGCTGCATGCTCGTCACCAACAAATGTTGCTGTACCACTTACGCTACCTTGTGCGTATGTGTCAGCTGCTGCACCAGCAAGACTTGTTAGGCTTGCAATGATTTCTTGGTCGATTTCAGCAGTAATTTCTTGTGCAAGTGCTTGCATAATTTCTGCTTCAACGTCAAGACCATGCATGCTTTGTGCGTCTTGTGCTGCTTCAAAAGTCCAACGTGCTGATAGCTTACGTGATTTTGCTTCAACAGTTTGCTTTAGAACTTGAATGCTTAGTTTCTTACCAGCTTCACCTTCTAGAGCTGAAGTTGCTGCGCCGCCGTTGCTTGCTGCATCGCCTGCGTAGCCTGTTGCAATTGCGAATGGGCTTAGTGCTTCATCGCCTGCTACGGCTGTGTCAAATGTTTCTGCGTAACGTACACGTAGTGTGTGGATCTGACCAACTGGGCCTGTCATAGGCTGAACACCAACGATCTCGTTGGCAATAACAGTTGGCATAACACGTCTAATCACTGGAAGGATAACCTTGTTAAGGGTAGCAATGTTACCACTTTGAGTTGCACCAGCTGTAACTGCCTCTGCGAGATAGTTCTTGGTGTTTTCAAGTGTTGTTTCCATAACTTGCTTTTTTGTTCCAGTTAGACCGTCTGTAAGAGCGGATTTAGTTTCGCTCCAATTTTCCATTAGGTTGTCTGCCATTTTCGGTCTCCTTAACTTATACCGGCTAATTTACGAAGGTTAATAATTTCTGCAGTCTGACCAGCTTCTGCTGACTCTGTAACTGCTTCTTTATTTCCAGTGATCTCTTTTGAAGATTCACTTAGTACCTTCTTTTCTGGTTGTTTAGCATCTTCTTTCAATACAGAAGGTAGATACTTGTTGAATGCACTTTGTAACTTGTCTGTTTGTGTACTTTCAAGTAATGCACCCATGATTTCTTTTTGTTGCTTGTTAAGCGGTGCCATCATCTCTTGCATGACAGCTTTGCGCTCTGCTACGTCTGCTTTGATGCGAGCATCTCTTGCAGATTCTTGTAGCTGAACTTCTTTTTCAGCAACTTTTGCTTCAGATTCACTAAGTTTAACTTGTAGTTCGTCCATTGCTTTGTTTAGTTTTGCAACTTCAGTACCTTCATTGAGGTAGCTGCTCATAAACTCTGCTGCAAATGTTTCGAAAATCTTACGTCCAAAGGTATTTTCTTTGGCTGTTTTGATATCTTCACGTAGTGTTGTAAGTTCATTCTTGATAGTATTTTCAAGAATTCCCTCAATCTTTTCTGCAGATTTAGCAATAAACTCACGTTTTGTTTCGTTAATGACTTCTTTGCCTTCTTTGATCATTTTGACTTTTGCTTCAACTAGTGAGCGTTTGTCTTCATGAAACTCGTTGAGCTCTTTGGTCAGTTGCTCCATAACAAAACCCTCTAGTTGGGCCATGTTAGTTTCTTGCAACTTGCGGTCTTCGCGAAGTTCGTTAATTTCTTTGCGAAGTGTATCCATCACAAATGAATCAAGCACTTTAGCATGCTCTTTCATATGTTTGCGATATGCTACACGATCTTCTGCAACTTTGGCTTTGTCTTCTTTGAACTCTTCGAGTTCTTTAGCAATAACATCACCAATCATTGTATCCATAGCTTCAACAATTTGCGATTTGTCATTTTCATAACGTTGTGCAAATTCTTCTCTAAGTTCAGCTGTGATTGCCTCACGAGCTTCTGTTAGCTGGGTTTCCCAAGCTTCGGATAGTGAAGATCTAACCTCCTCGGAGAGCGCATTTGAGCTTAATAGTTCATCCATTGCATGAGCCATATTAATCTCTCCTATACTTCAGGTTTTTAATAAAGTTTGTCACCTCTTCCTGGAGATAACGTTGTGCTCTGTTGTCGTGTCCTGCTGCACTAGCGACATCCATTAGTACATTACCCCGTCTATGATTCATAATTCTTTCATAGATTGGATCGGGATATGCATCCGGAGCACTTGGATTTGCAACTATGTCTACAGTAATAATTTCAAAATCTTTAACTATTCCGTTTTCATTTACATTGCCGCTGCCTCTACTTGACACGCCTAGTTTTACACCACTCTCTAATAGGGTTTTACAAATGTTTCCCATTGGAGTTGGCAATATTTTCAGCTTACCGATACCGTTAGCACCATCAATATCCATCTCAGTAATCATGTGACTCACACGATCAAGATTAATATTTAGGTCATCTGGGTGATCAGCTTCACCTAATACACTGTATCCTTTTTTGATTTTTTCATTGATCGCTTTAACAGCACCATGAATTTCTTCTTTTGTGTAGATACGGTTATTCTGATTGCGTACATCGCCTTCAATAAAGATACCTTTCATATAGAGGCTTTTGCCACCGTTAGCTTCTTCAATAGCTTCGGTGACAATATTAGCCTGACTATAAGTTAAGTGCTCTTTGAGCGAGGTAAACATATTACTTCATTCCTCTGATTGGACTGTCGCTTTTGTTATCTTCGCTCTTAGCTGCTGGCGCTGAGCTTAGATCGCCTGCTTCTTGTGGACCATCAACGCCCATATCTTTAGCGGCTGGAGCAGGTCTACCCTTCTCTTCTCCGCCTGGTGCGCTGTGTGCTTTTGCATCGTTTGGTGCAGATGCATTGCCCGCAACTGGTGATGCTTTGTCGCTGCTATCACTGTGTGATACATTAACCGCTGTCATTGTTGCGCCTTCTTCCATAGGCTCAACTTCAGCTTCTTCTTCCATTTCTACGGATTCTTCTGCTGGCTCATCGCCCATCATATCAGCAAATGCTGCACGTAGTTCTGCAATTGCATCTTCTACGTTGTCCATGGCCTCTTCTGCTTCTGCTTCAGGGCTTTCTTCTTCGCCTTCATCATCAGCTTCTGGTTCCATGTCCATTGCTAGATCCATTTCTGCATCTTCGTCGTCCATGTCCTCATCGTCCATGATTTCTTCTTGCTCGATTTCTTCTTCAGCTGTTTCGATATCATCAAGGAAATCTTCTTCGGCATCAGAAACATCAATTGCTTCTTCTACTTCGTCGTCCTCTGAATCATCGTCAGCTTCATCAAGATCGATAGTTTCGTCAAGATCCTCTTCAGTAATCTCGTCTTCTACTACTTCATCGTCTTCTGTGATACTTGACCAATGTGATTTGGCTTTCTCAACAAAAACGTTGTGTAGGAGATCAGCAGCTTTGTCCTGCTCATCGTTGACGAGATACTCAAGAACCTTTACTAAAGATTCCTTGTGTTCGCTCATATCTTTCTCCTTAAAAAATTACAGGCTTACCAAGATGGTTTACATCTATATTTAGTAACCAAGACGTTTTACTTAGTAAAACACCTAAAAAATGGGTATTTTATGACAAAATTGTCATGATAAGTAAAAAACTTGGAAAAAATTTAGCCTTGAGATGGGGTAGCGTATATTTTTTGTATTCTTTTTGTTCTATTAGCATGTTCAATATTGTGTATTTCACGCTGCTTTCTCAAACGATTTAACTGTCTGAGTGTTAGTCTACTCTTGCGAGTATCTGTTATTTTGCGTTCTGCATACTCATTATCTTCTGCATCATAGTACTCTTTTAAAAATTCCTTATCACGCATTTTCATCTCCTGCAGGTGAATTCTCTTCACCGCTAATAGGGCTACCGCCCTCTAACTCATCTGTTGTAGGTGCATCAACATCTAAGTCTGACACATCTGTGTCTACATCAAAACTTCTAACACCTACATTGCCCAGTCCTGGAACAGTCTCTGTGCTAGCTGCGGCTCCGCTTTGATTTTCTTCTTCCCACATGCGCTCGTTTTTGAGGATTTCATCTTCAGTCCATCCTAAATACTTTTCAAGTATAAAGCGTCTACTCATATAAGGAACACCTTCTAGTCCACTGAATACATTAGCACGAGCAGCATGTATTTCAATTTCTTTGTATGTGCTAAAGCTCTGTGGCTCTACAAACTTGAGATTGAACAAGCTACTGTCAATGCTAATCCCTTTGTTTTTCATAAACAATTTGAATTCTTTGTCCAGTGTAGGTGCTAGTGCATTTTGCAATCTCATACAGTATTGATTGAATCTATACTCTTGAATAAATGCTGTACCTACTCTGCCGTCCACATAGGTTGCAGTTCCATCTTCTGGACCTGTTGGCAAATAACTACTG